GGTGTTTCTACTAACTATGGACAACGATTAAACTTAGCACAAGAACTAGAAGGAGTGACAGGAGGTAAGAAATTTATGTCGCAGTTAGCTGGTCAGGAGTTAAGTTCTGTTGTTCCTAGAGGACTTCAAGGAAGAGTAACAAGCGCATTAGCAACAGGAGGTGCAGCTTATGGTGTGGGTGCTGGTTTGCTTAGTCCTTCTTCTCTTCTTCCATTAGCTCTTGCTTCTCCTAGATTTGTTGGAGAAGCCTCACAACTTGCGGGTAGAACAGCAAGAAGAGCGCAACAAGCAGCACAAGTATTACCATCAGCTACGCCTAGTTACTTAGGAATGTTTGAAAGATCTACACAAGAGGAAGAATAATGGCTAGTCGATTAGACAGTTTGTTAAATGATTTAGTAGGAAGACTTGGAGAATTTGGAATAGGGAGAGGAACTTCTGCACAGCAACCTGTTGGTCCTTCTTATCAAGATAGGTCTGGTGATGTTTATAATACTTATGGACCTATCAATCCTGTTCCTAGACAGAAATATAATTACGATAGGTATGAGCAACCTACTGTCAGGTTCACATCTGGTATGTTAGGAGGAGAACCCATACAAGTAGAACAAGAACCACCTCCACCGCCTCTACCTCCTCGTGTTCCTAGCAGACCTAGTACTGAACCTCCAGAAAGAATGCCAAGTGATCTTCCTACAAGAACAGCAGGTAGTGTAGGAGATGCTCGTTCTTATGAGTCAGTCTTGCAAGATATACGACCTCCTGTGATGGATGATTACAGATCAGCGTTTGAAAGTCCTATAGATAATTCTGGATTGTTTACTGGCGATGTTTTATCTATGACCAGACAACCTCCTGCTCCAACCAGACAAGAATTTAATCCACAAAGAGGTTCGGTGGAAAGACCAAGAACTCCTGTTCCATCTATGGGAACTGTTATTCCTGACCCTAGTAGTTTATTAGAAGGACAAACAATGTTTGGTGGTCGGTTAGGTATGCCACCTCCTGTCGAGTCTCCTACATACGGAGATCAATACGAAAACTTAAAAGGTAAAAGTATTGAAGAGATTCGTCTTGAATTAGGTAATCCAAGACTTGACGTTAATGAGAAAGGTGATTTAGTTGATCCTACTTATGATCGGTTTGGTGCAGTTGTTTCAGAAGTAGTAGTAATACCATCTTTTGTAAAAGACGATAGCTTATCAAGTCCTGCTGCAACATTAGCAGATCAAGCAGTTAAAGATTTAACAACTGATGCAGACCTTGACGCATATTTGGACAACCTAGAAAAAGAAACAGAGGGATTTAAAATTCCTGAACAACCGAGGAAATAAAACATGGACATGATGAGTAATAACTATGATGCGTTCGGTAACATCCTGTCTACTCCTGAGATAGAAGTCATTCCTACAAGAAGAGCAGAAGTAGTAGACGTAAGTAATGTCAGCGATGTCAATCAAATAAGATCTCCATTAGCAGAAACACTGATGACAAAACATTTAAACAGATCAGGAATGGAAGGTCTTGATTCAACTAGAGCAAGAAACATCCTATATGACTTTGCTCTTAAAGTAGCTAAAGCAGAAAGCTCTGGAGATCCTAAAGTAAAGAACAGACCATTAGAAGGAAAAGAAGCAAGCTCAGCTACAGGACTCTATCAGTTTTTAGTAGGTAACGCAGATGAAGGTGAAGATAATAGTTCTTTACAGGTTGCTGTAAACAGAGCTAAGAAAAGAATAGATGCTCCGTGGTTAGACGAGGTATTTAAAACAGGTAAGGTTGAAGACCTGACACCAGACCAGCAGACTGTTCTTTTCTTGGGAGACATCTTAGAAAAAACTAAATACGATTCTAAAGGAAAGCCAATTAAAAGATATGGAGATAAGTTATTTAAACAATTACTAGATCCTAATGCTAGTGAGAAGGAACAAAAGAAAGCAATGTATAAGATTTACTTGAACCTACATCACACAAAGAAAGAAGGTGAGGCATGGGACCAAAAAATTCTTGACAACGCTAACAGAGAAATACTAGGTATTAAGAATTAAATGGAGCAGTTCATCATCAACTTCTGGGAGATAATCTCAGGGCTACTGTTCGTAGTGTTCTTAGCAATAACTTGGAAGGCAGAGATTGGGGCGCGCATCTCAGTGTTAGAAGAGAAAGTACGCGCCCTGTTTGATTTAATTAATAATAAGAAAGATTAGATCTCACACACCCCTGCTGTACAAGCCAGTTGCTGCGCTCCCTCTACGTTATCGTCTACCTCAATAAGACTATCCCACTCAATGGTATCAGGCATCTTATGAAGCAGTTCCAAGTACTCTTCCTCGCTGCACTCTTCGTATGGTGCTTGGCGATATGTGCCTCCATCGTATGGTAAAAAACTTACACCACTGACATCATCGAAGTTCTTCCAGATCCATGAGCCTACCTCTACCCACTCATGCTCTTCAACAGAGATAGTGACTGAAGGCTTATGCTCACACCAATGTTTCTGATACATCAGCCATAAGTCTAAGTGTTGTATCGCTGTTAGGTCATCACGCAGTAGTGCATTAGGTGGTGACTTCTTAGGAAAGCTAAACACAGTGGTAGACTCTGGACGCATCACACAATCCTCAGACGGTATGCCCTGCTCAGTCATGAAGGAGGAAAGAGGATCTTTCTTATCGCCTCGAACCCTACGAACATAATATTTACTATGTCTCGTATGAATGCCAGAGGCACTATCAACAAGCTGACTAACAGTGCCGCTAGGCTTAATACAAGTGATGGCAGCAGATACAGGAATATCAAGCTCAGTGGATAGCTGTAAGTTAGTATCAACTGATATGTCTCTGAGTCCCTCAAGCATTGACTTAGTTTGTTCACTGGTTTCTCCCATCAGTTTGTTGTCTAAGATACCAGTCAAAGACACACCAAGCAGTCTCTCAGCTTCGGTGTTCTTCTGCCAGATCTTTCTGAGGTAAGGGAAGTGAGTCATCGTAGACTGATAGGTTCCTAAGATCGTAGCTAATCTAACTTTACGTTCTAAGTCAACCTTGCTATCTGTGTCTCTTACAACTACCTCAGATAAGTTACAGAACTGGTAAGGTCTAAGGATGATCTCTGAGCAAGGGTTAGTACCGAACTCAAAGTCAATATCTCTACGTCCATTCTTCTTAGCAGTAGCTACTGCAGCCTCTCGATTAAAGATACCACGCTCACCGCTGTGACTGTGATAAAGGCTGGTCCACTCGTTAAGAAACTGACCGACATCAGGCTTGGTAGCATACACAGCAGAGTTGTTAGCCAATGCTCTGTGAGGATTAGCTTCCCACCATTGTCCTGTCTTAGCATGACGCATCTTGTCATCCTCTAAGTCAGACAGTGAGATCATAGCTGAACGTCTAACACCACCCACTACTACTACCTCAGCTACCTTACACATGATGTCATGGCACTCTAGTGTGTTGAGCTTACGTCCTGTTGCACCTTGAAACTTGTTAATCACAAACTCAATCAACTCATTGAGTGGTGCTGGTCCACTGGCTCTACCACCAAAGGTCTTGAGTCTAGCACCTGCTGGTCTGATCTTTCTTAGATCCCACTTAGGTATCTCACCTGAGTACAGTAGTGCAATGACTTGACGTAGTGATTTAGCCCATCCTTCTTTACTGTCAGCAACAACGATAGTAGTGTCTGACTTGAATAGTTTCTCAGGGATCTCAGGTAGTTTGTCAACGTACTTATGTTCAACACTAAAGCCTACACCAGTACCACACAGTAGTATGTACATAGCCTCATCGAATGCTTTAGGGTCATCAACAGGCAGATAGCTACAGTTGTATCCTGCTGTGTTGTCCCTGTCTAGTGCCTTACCTGCTGACATGATCGAACGCATAGAAGGCACTACCTCTAGGTTCTTAATCGCTTCACGAAGCTCTGAGTCTGTTTGCATTGGGATCACATAGTTATGCTTAGTCTCCAGATGATTCTTCATAAAGTCCATGTAGCGATCTACAGTCTCATACCAGTTCTCTCTACGTCCTTCATCTTGAACAAACCTACAATATCTACTCTTCGCAATATACTCTTGGTAAAAATCCATCATTCTATTTCCTTTATTAGTTTATCGTAACTGTCCTCCACAACATCTTCAAATCTAGTTAATATCTCTAAAGACGTAAGCCCTAACATTTCAACTATTTCTATTTCATCTATTACAGAAAGCTTCTCTATTAATTCAGGAAGAGTGAGCTGATCTCTAAGAAACATCTTCTTTCTCCATGTCTTCTATTTCCATCAACACTAAAGTACAGTACCCAGAGATGTCACGCCATGAGTCATCATAGAGAGGATCACCATTAAGAATCCTAGCTAACTTGTTTGCTATTAACTCAAGAGACTCTACCATATAAGCTGGCATCAGAGGGTAATTACGAGAGTTCTTAATTACTTTCTTTATGTCCTGACTGATCTGACTTACGTCCCTATATTCTCCATAAGTACCTGCTCTGGTTTGTAATACCTTTTTAATTTCCATACTGTTTCCTTAGATAGTTAATTGACACAGGCATCTCATCAAAGCTAC